CTCGACGAGATCAGATTTTAAGAGATGCAGGAAAAAACGATTTAATTGATGAAAAACCAGTAGAATCTGTTTATAGACCTCCTCAAAGAAGAGTTTTCAAGCCTAAAAGTACTTCATTCGTATCTAACTGGTGATTACCTATCCTGTCATTCTTGTCCCTGATCTTGTTTACACGGGCAACACTCTTTCCTTTGATGTTCCTTCGTGGAGCGAACATCCAGATATCGATGTTTCAAACATTGCTTTTACTGTTAAATGGTACGCAAGAACTAGAGCAGCTCTGGGCGCGACGATAACAGGTGCAACAGAGGGAAGTGGTTGGAGAATTACTGTTCCAGCAGCTACCACCGCCACCTTTGTCTCTGGATCTTGGACATGGGAAATTGTTGCAACAAAAACAGATGGAACAGAAGGAACATATACAGGAGGAAGAGGAGAATTTACGGTAAGGACAACAGCTTCTTATTCGGGCACCGTTAATGCTTATGACAATCGTTCGGCGGCAGAAATTACCTTAGGTTATGTAGATGAAGCTATTGATACTTTGTCAAAAGGGGGATTAGTTCAGGAATATTCAATTGGAGGGAGAAGCTTAAGACGTTATAAAATGTCTGAATTATTGCAATTAAAGGAAACTCTGCAAAACGAGATAAATATGGAAGAAAGAAAAGAAAGGATGCGTCAAGGATTAGGAAATCCAGGCATCGCTAAAGTGAGGTTCGTATAATGGCTATTTTAGGTTTTGGTCGTATAAATGGCCTTAAAAAGCAGTTAAAAGACGCTAAAACGCGCAATGTTCGTCTAAAACGCGCTTATGATGCTGCTCAAAACTCTCGTTTAACATCAGATTGGCTTAGACCTGCTAGTTCAGCAGACACTGAAGTTAAAAATAGCTTGAAAGTAGTTCGTAATTCTGCAAGGGAATTAATTAGAAATAGTGACCATGCAAGGGCAGGATTAAGAGCAATTAGGAATAACGTTGTTGGGACAGGGATCAAAAATCAAGCTCAAGTAAAAATGAAAAGAGCTGATCGACTAGCAGAAGAATATAACCAAGATATTGAGTTGAAATTTAAAAGATGGTCTAAGGCAAAACATTGCCATGCTGGTGGTCGTTTGTCTTGGGGAGATATTCAAGGTTTAGCTCTTACAGCAATGCTTGAATCAGGGGAATGCTTTATTCGATTAGTTAGGCAATCGTTTGGTGGCAGCAAGATCCCATTAGGTTTAGAAATTATTGAGGCTGATTTACTTGATGACGGATACAACGATAAGCAAATAAATGGAAATGAAGTGCGGATGGGGATAGAAGTAAATAAATGGCAACGACCTGTTGCTTATCATTTCTTTGATTACCACCCAGGTGATTATCAGTTTGCTGCTAATCCTCAAAAGTTAAAGAAGAGGATTCGTATCCCAGCAGAAGATGTTATTCATCTTTATATCGTCGATAGACCAGGGCAGACCCGTGGAATGAGTGCTTTTGCTTCTGCAATTACACGTTTGCATAATTTAAGTGGGTATGAAGAAAGTGAAATTGTCGCTGCTCGTGCTACTGCCAGCATGATGGGCTTTGTTAAAACACCAGATCAAGAGTTATTTGAAGATGGTGTTCAATCTCAAGAAGCTGTACTCGACTTTTCACCAGGTTCAATTAGAAGACTTGCGCCAGGGGAAGACTTACAATTCTTCAGCCCAAACAGACCAGATGATTCCTTTACTCCGTTCGTTCAGCAGATGCTTCGTGCTGTTGCAGCAGGTTTAGGTTGTTCTTACACGCAAGTTAGTTCTGATTTTTCTCAGTCAAATTACAGTTCATCGCGTTTAGAGCTGTTAGAGACAAGGGCGCATTATCGAACCTTGCAGAAATACATGATCGAAACGTTATGTGAAGAGGTCTATAGCAAATGGATGGAAATGGCTGTTATGTCAGGTGAGTTAGATCTTCCTGGCTACGATACTGATCCTGAGAGATATGAAGAATGCAAATGGATTCCACCTTCTGCTCAATTCGTTGATCCTCAGAAAGAGGCGGCTGCTTACAAGTCATTAGTACGAAGTGGGGTGATGACCTTATCTCAAGTTGTCGCATTGCATGGCGGTGATTTCGATGAGCAAATGAGACAGAGAAAACATGAAATTGATGTTCTTAAAGAACTGGGAATTGTTTTAGATACTGATCCTTCTAAAGTTTCAGAAAACGGTAATATGCAAACATCTTCTAATTCTGCGGAAACTAATTCTTCAAGTAATTCTCAACAAGAAGAATTAGAATAGAATTTAATTGTTTGTAAACAAAACTATGCGGGGTAAAAATTCAGCAAAAAGGAAAGCTTTTAAAGATAAACCAAAAGGTTTTGAATCGTCTCGTTCTGCTGCGGTAGCCGAACCGACAGTAGAAGAAGTTGAAAAGCTTGTAGTTGAACCTTCAACCGAAACAACTTCTGACATTACAAATGAGCGTCAAAAGAGAGCGCACATTACATCTTTTGTTAGATCTGATAAAAAAGATCGTGTAATTGAATTTCCTTTCGCTAGTGAAGAACCAGTCGAAAGGTCATGGGGAAATGAGATCCTCGAGATTACAGACAAAGCTATGGATATGTCTCGTTTAAATACGGGTGCTCCTTTGCTTTATCAACATGATCCAGACAAAATAGTAGGAGTTGTTGAAAAAGCGTATATCAAAGGTAAGCGTGGTTTTGCACGTGTAAAACTCGCAAATAATGAGTTAGGACGTGAGATGCAGGAGTTGATTTCTGATAATATTATTAGGAATGTTAGTTTCGGTTATAAGATAAATGAATTAGAAGCCGATAGGTCTACAGAACCTGTTACTTATCGGGCTACTGATTACCAGCCTTTTGAGTTAAGTTTGGTTACAATACCTGCTGACTTCAAAAACGTTGGCATTGGTCGCACTCTCGTTAATAATGAGAGCAAAGAGGCGGTCTCAGCCGTTGTCCCTCAATTAAAAAAAGAAACTCTAATGGACACCATCCAAGAAAAAGAGGCTGCTATTCGTTCTGAGGCTGCTAAAGCCAACAGAAAAGAAGTAGCAGACATGCTTGCATTTGGTAAGCGTACTAAACAGTCTGAACTGGCTGAAGAATTTATTTCTAATGGTCGTAGTTATGACGAACTTCGATCTGCAATTCTTGAGAAAATTGTTGACAAAACAGACGAAAAGCCTGTCAACGTCAGACCTTCTCATGAAATTGGCCTAACTGAAAAAGAAGCACGTGGATTCTCTTTCTTGAGAGTCATGGATGCTCTTGCGAATCCTCAAAATCGCCAAAAGCAGGAAGACGCTGCTTTTGAACTTGAAGTCAGCAAAGCAACTGAGCAGAAGACAGGTAGACAATCTAGGGGCTTTATGGTTCCTTCTGATGTTGTCAACATCCCTCAGAAAAGAGATTTAGTTGTTGGTACTGCCTCCTCTGGTGGTGATCTAGTTTCAACAGATTTACTTTCAGATTCATTTATTGATCTGCTAAGAAAAAATCTTTTCTTGTCAGAAGCTGGAATTACAACTTTGACAGGACTAGAAGGAATGATTGCAATTCCTCGTCAATCTGGTGGAGCAACTGTTTACCACGTTGCTGAGAATGCAAACATCACTGAAAGCCAGTTAACAGTCGATCAGGTTTCTTTACAACCTAGAACACTTGGTGCTTTAACTGATTTCTCTAGACGTTTGTTTATTCAGTCAAGTATTGGTGTTGAGCAATTCGTTAGAAACGATTTAGCAAAGAAAATCGCTGAAGAAATTGAAAACCAAGCAATCAATGGACCAGGTGCAGAAGGAAAGCCTCAAGGTTTCTTAAATGTGACTGGTATTAACACTGAGTCTGGTTACACAACTTTTGCTGATTATGTAAACGCTGAAGCAGCTTTAAGTACTGATAATGCTTTAAGAGGCAACCTTGGTTACATAATGAATTCTTCTTTAAGAGGAACTCTGAAAGTTACAGAAAAGGCTTCTGGTACAAACGGTATTTTCGTTTACGAAGGTAACGATACTATCAACGGCTATAGAGCATTTGTTTCTAACAATATGCCTGCTAACACTGCTGCCTTCGTTAACTTCTCAGATATCATCCTTGGATTGTGGTCAGGATTAGACATTATGGTTGATCCTTACACTGGTTCTGCCGCTGGAACTGTTCGAGTAAC